TTCCCCACCCACCTGTACTGCTTCTCTATTGGTGACGGTACACGTATATTTAGGGACTGCAACGTGTGAGCTTCGTCTACTCCCCAATTCACGACGACTTTATTCAATGACAACTCCTTACTTTTTGGGATTACCGTAGTAATCTGTTTTGGGTTTTGCAGAGTTAGTAGAAGAGCTTTGTCTTCCACTATCTGCATGTTGTTCTCCGAAGTATTATTTACGTTTTCCACGACTTAATTTACCACCTGCTGATCTATTTTTTGACGGACTTTGTAGCTTTACGCCATCTTTGTTTGAACCGCCTCTGCTCAATGCTTTCTTATGTGCGATATCTTTACCTTTTCGGTTGATACCTTTCTTATCCATTTTTCTTCGCGCACGTTGACGCTCCATACGATTGGCGTGTTCGCCTCTCGCTTTCTGCTGTTTGTACTCTTTCTTGTACGGACGTGGTTTGTTTTTATACGGCATTAGCTACTCCCATTATGAGGACATTCCGTTACTTGACAATGACGCCTACACAGACCAGAGGGACGAGGGTTCCAAACGTCTGCTTCGAACGCTGCTTCCATTCTAGCATAGTTTGTCATCCATTTCTTCCAAAGATTTGCCTTATCAAGCGTTTTGTATGTATCTTTTACTAAATCACCTGCTACGACGAAAAACAATCCTGCTTTAACCCTACTTATATCAGGGTAGTGCGCGAATACAGATAGCGCCATAAGTTCAAGCTGTCCCTTGTCTGCATACTTCGCAGACTTACCTGTCTTGTAGTCTACAACCCACGCCATATTACCTACTACATCTACTATAAGAAGATCGGCTATACCTCGAAACCATACACGTCTGTCGTAAAAGTCACATGGTTCTAGGTCTGCCGTTATACCTAACTTCTTCTCGCACAGTTTTATACCTCGCTTACCGTTCAGGGTGTCGAGGGCATCTTTTACATACATGAATTTTTCAGGTAGCGGTTCTTCGTCACCAATGTAGTTCTCACAGGCTTTGTGAAACTCGTTACCGTATATAATGGCATCTGTCTGTACGAACGGATATTCTTTTAAAACTTTTTCATGGTAAAACTGCTTCGGGCAAGTTTCAAATGCCTTGAGTTTACTGAAAGACCACGGGGCTGCTTTATTCACTCACATTCTCCGTATGACTTACCAATACCGCTTTCGCAATCTATAGGAAGACCATGCGCCCATTCGGGTGCTGTTCTCATACATGTCTCTATATATTTCTGCGCGGCCTCGGCTTCGTTTTCTTTTACACAGCACACAATCGAGTCGTGTACCGTTAACACTACTTTATACTTTTTTGCTATGTTTAGCAACTGTTCACCAATTATACATCGTGCAATAGCTTGGCATACATTCTCTATAACCTTGCCACCGTATATCTTGTTTCGGCCTCGACGAACCTTATACGTGAGTTCATCCCTACCCGTGTCTTCGTTGCGAGTATACTTTAAATCCTCGTAAAAGATATTCAGTCCTGATGGTAGTTTTATGGCATTGTCCTGCCCAATAACTTGCAACACGCCTTCCTTACCAAGACGTACGGTAGAGTTGTAACACATCTGTTCCAAAGCAAAATTTGCATTATCCCACAATTTCTGTATCTGAAAGTTCACATTGCGGTATATATTTATGATGCGCCTAGCCTCAGTCTCGGTGACTTCAGTACCAAAGTTCTTTAGCTGATCTCTAAACTTCATATACCCCATGCCATAACCTGCACCAAGAACCGTAGTCTTACCTACGAAGCGTTGTTCTTTAACTACATCTTTCTCTTGTACATCATATATACGGGAAGCCATTTTTACGTACACATCTTCCCCGTTAGCAAACTGGCTAACTAGGTCTGTCTGTTCAGCAAGCCATGCTAACACACGGGCCTCAATCTGCGCACTATCTGCATCTATCAGTACGTGTCCTTCTGGGGCTATAATACTGCTCTTTAGTTTCTTAGCGTTTGGACCTCGGCTCGGTAGGTTTTGTAGATTGATTTTATCTTGCCCACCCCATCTACCAGTATGCGCGGCGTAATATCTAATCGGCACAGGTAGCAACCCTCGTTTGGCTATAGATATAAACCTCTCTGTCCTTGTCTCTTCCAAAGTACTCTTCGTACCCATACGTGCATTGACAAGTGTCTGTACTCTATCATCCGGGTGTTCTGCTAGTTCTTTAAAAGCTTCATCACTTTTTGCAAACGCGAAAGTTTCTTTACCTGTGGTAGGGCTTATCTTAGTAGGTGGGGTCACATCTAGACTTTCCAACAACCCTGCGAACTTCTGGTTCGACATCAAATCTTTTTTGTCTGTGATGTTTGCATCACGCATCAACTTGTCCTTGCGATCACGAACTTCTTCTAAATGTTGTTCCAATAGAAACAAATCTAGGTCTAGCGTAGGCTCTATAAACATACGTAGAGTACGGTCTATCAGTCGTAATTCTTGTCGTGGGAACTGGCTTCGCATCATTAATTTAAAAATTTTGTACGTGAGGTCTACATCGTTACGAGCATACCTTGCATAGTCAGCAATTTCTGTATCTGAAAAATCAGTTAGCCGCTTGGCTAACGCTCGCACAACTTCATCCCCTTTGACACCCACGCCGTACCGTTCTGCTACAGCTTTTAAGCTAACGCTTTTCTCGACTCCATGCAGAGCGCGAGCCATGCACATAGTGTCTAACCAGAATTTAGGATTAACTCCGTACCGCCAGTTTAGTATCGCACCATCAAAAGCGGTGTTGTGGCAGAGTATCGCGTACTCAGACAAGTCTATATGCGAGAGGAAACTCTTGACTCTTTCTTGGCCTAGTACCCATTTGGTAGGTTTATCTTCTTTTTTTACTGCTAATCCTATTACCTCAAATCTGTCGTCCCGAATATATTCTTCAGTCGTCATCTTTGATAGGCTGTAATCCCTGTCGTAGTACGTCTCGAAATCCAACGTCACTATCTTCATCGCTGCTCTCCCACGGTGCTTCTGGCAGTGTTATATTAGTAGGTAGGTAACGGGCGTTAACAACGCCCAAACCCATCTTTGCATTTTTAGATATTTCCAATGGCTTCTTAGCCATCTTCGTTTATCTCACCTGCCAGTGCAGCGTATCCACATATATCTACAAATGTATCTCTAGACTTACGCCCATCTCCGTGAGTTCTAGCAATCTTCATGAGTGCCATCATCATAGCAACATCACGAACAGTAATAAAATCAACTAAACCTAGATGCCCATTCCAGTATTTGGCGATCAAAGCAAAGTTATCTTTAGCTTCACCATACTCTTCATGCCTGTCTCCGTCTATTAGATTACCTGCCTTTAACAGTACATCCTGTCGGTGATAGGAAGGCAGATCATCATGTCCACCGTCTTTATTCCCGTCTAACCATTCATCGTCAACGTCTTTGAATAGCTCCTCGATCTCAAATTCTTCCTCTACTTTTTCCCACTCTTTCTTTTTGGAAGGGATACCTTTAGCTTTATTAGCTTGAGCTACCCAATCTCTCGGATCAATTTTTTCTTCTTCATCCTGTGCTTTTCCATTTGTTAGCCGACTGGCTAACTCTTTGGGAAGAGGCTCTATCGAGGCCAATACTTCTTTCGGTGTACCTATTTTATTCATACATTTTTTGACATGCATGTATGACACTTGTGTCTCTCTCGCTACCTCTTCAGCATCGGCTGTTGGATTTTGAAGTAGATACTTCCAGACTAATTCTTCTTTCTTACCCATAATTGTTCTCCTAAAATGGTGGCTCTTCGCCACTCTCTTTGGGTTTCCATATAACATCTATACCGTGCATGGCAAAGATGTATTCTTCAAGAGAGCGACCATATAAGCCGCTCTCCCGTTCTTTTATACTATTCACACCACATCGAGAATAATTCATCATCCAAAGCCCACAGCACATAAGAAGCCCTATCTTGGGTTCCCTTACGTTCTATTTTAGCTTCCCAGATATCCC